CTTATGCTTAAGAAAAAAGAAATGGAACAAGAATCCATGAAAAAGGATAAGTGGCTTTATTATAACGGTAAGATGTCACAGAAAGATATGGATGACCGTAAATGGAAATACGATCCATTCGATGGTATGACTAAACCATTGAAAAGCGATATGGATATGTATTACTCAACTGATGAAGATATGGTGCGTATTCGAGCGCAGATCGATTATCAGAAAACAATTATTGATACTCTTGAAGAAATCATGGGTAACATACGTTGGAGACATACACACGTAAAAAACATTTTAGACTTTAAGAAGTTTACTTCTGGCATGTAATGATAACCGCTTACAAAAAAGACGAATCTAAAGTTCTTCTTAGATGTGATGATTCTGGTGTATTAATGGAGTTAAGCGAATATTTTACATTCTACGCAGAGGGTTACAAATTCATGCCAGCTTACAGGAATAAGTTATGGGATGGAAAAATACGTTTATTCGATTCAAGATCTCAAACTTTGCCTTACGGTTTACTAAAGCGGGTTGCTGAGTTCTGTTATGAGCGTGGATACGAATTAAAGATAGATAGCACATTGAAAAATCCAGTTGATGAAAAAGCAGATTTAGAAACGTTTATTAATAGTTTGTCTATTAACATTAATGGAAAAAGGATTGATCCAAGAGACTACCAGTTAGATGCATTTATACATGCGGCACAGAATAGTAGATGTATTTTAATTTCTCCTACTGGCTCTGGCAAATCTTTAATTATTTACATGCTATTGCGTTACTTTCTTGAAAATGACGTAGACTTTAGAGCGCTGGTGGTTGTTCCTACTACATCGTTGGTTGAGCAAATGTACAAAGATTTTGCGGATTACTCAGATGGTGATGATACCTTTGACGTAGAAGAAGATGTTCATAGAATTTATTCAGGAAAAGAAAAGCTCAATTTCGATCAATCTGTTGTTATTACTACATGGCAGAGCGCAATAAGACTACCACCAAATTGGTTTAAGCAATACGGATTTGTAATAGGAGATGAAGCTCATACGTTTAAAGCAAAGTCATTGACCACGATTATGAATCGATTGAGCGAAGCTTATATGCGTATAGGCACGACTGGCACTATTGATGATGCGGTGGCAAATCAAATGACATTAGAAGGTAATTTTGGTCCAGTATACAAAGTTACTAGCACTAAGGAGCTAATCGATTCTAACACACTGGCACAGCTAACAGTTCAATGCCTAGTGTTAAAATATTCTGATGAAGAAAGAAAGCTATGTAAAGGATTAAAGTACCAAGATGAAATAGATCATATAGTAAGTCATGAAAAAAGAAATAGGTTTATAGTTAACCTTACGTGCGATCAGCAAGGAAACTCACTTGTATTATATAATCTTGTTCAGAAACATGGTAAACCTTTATACGAGATGTTTGTAGAAAAATGTAAAGGCACAGATCGTAAAGTGTTTTTCGTGTCAGGTGCTGTAAACGCTGAAGAACGGGAAAAGATACGCGAGATCACCGAAAAAGAAAAGAACGCAATTATCGTCGCGAGTGTTGGAACCTTTTCGACAGGTATAAATATAATTAACCTGCACAACATAATGTTTGCTTCACCTACAAAATCACAAATAAGAGTTCTACAATCTATCGGAAGAGGATTACGAAAAACAGAAGATGGACAAGGTACAACTATTTACGATTTAGCAGATGATTTGTCATGGAAAAAACGTAAGAATTACACTTTGAATCACGCGATTACACGGGTTAAAATATACGCTAAAGAAAAATTTAACTACAAAATAAGCGAGGTGCCATTATGAGTTATAAACCATCAGAAGATTTAAAGAAATACCTAAGCGAAGTTGACATTATAAGTTATCGTTTAGTTGACGGAACATATTTAATTGCAGAAGAGTGTGATAGGGATGTAGAAAATAATATTCTATATTTAGCAGGGGCTTTACAACTAGAGTTCGATGATGACACACAAAAAAGCTATTTGCGCACGTGGCTTGATTCTGAAGATGACGAGCTAATCCAAGTTTGTGGAGATAAGGTCATAGGTCTTACGCCGACTAATTTCGCCCTTAAGTTACATTACCACCGCTATTTTATTATGCAGAAATTAAATGATGTATTATCACCTAGCGATATGAAAGATGTAATAGATCAAATGTTTAATCCTCCAGTTGATAATCATGATTTTACAGATGAAGAAGAGGAAGAAGAAAGTTGGAAGGTTGATAACGGGATGAATCATTCCGAAGACTTTAGTCCTGTTACAGATGTCCACATGGAGTGGAGAAATAAACATAAAGGTAATAAGTGAGTAACTCCCTTTTCTTTGTTTGTACTTAATTATTATACCAAAAGATTGACTAGTTGTACACCGAAAAATGAATAATAATGATATTAAGTTGCACTTTTATTAGTGTACAAGTGAGTGAACTTAATATATAATTGATACTATAAAATGAAAAAAGAAGTTAAGAAAAAACCAAGAGATAAACCTCATTATGTAAATAACAAATTGTTTTCGCAATCAGTGGTTGATTACGTAACATCGGCAAATGAAGCTAGAGATAAATCAGAAGATGAACCAATCATAACTGAATATATTGGAACTTGCTTTTTAAAAATAGCTGAAGGCTTATCGCACAAACCTAACTTTGTTGGTTATACATATAGGGAAGAAATGGTAATGGATGCTGTTGAAAATTGTATTAAAGCAATTATGAATTATGATGTTAAAAAAGCAACACGTACCGGATTACCTAATGCCTTTGCATACTTCACACAAATAACTTACTATGCTTTTTTGCGCCGTATCGCTAAAGAAAAGAAGCAGCAAGAAATTAAAGAAAAATATATCGATCATGCAGGTGCAGGTGCCTTTATGGATATTGGCGATCATCCAGATCCGAATGGTATTGTAGATAGAGTACGATACAAATCTCAACAAATCCGCGCAAGAGATAATAAGATAAAAGAATACGGTAAAGAACTTAAAAAGAAACGGGCCAAAAAGAAAATCATTGGCGGCTTAGAAAAGTTTCTATAATACATTATGCAAATAGCGATATTGAATGACACTCATGCTGGTGTCAAAAATGGCTCAGACATCTTTTTAGATTACTCAGCCAAATTTTATGATGAAATATTTTTTCCCTATCTTTTAGAGAATGGGATTAAACGTATTTTACACTTAGGTGATTATTTCGAACATCGTAAGTACGTCAACTACAAAGTTTTAGAACATAACTATAAGTGTTTTATTTCGAAGCTGTATGAATATGATTTGCAGATGGATATTATTCCTGGCAATCACGATGTATATTACAAAAATACTAACGAGTTAAATTCGATTGAAACGATATTAGCACAATATTCTGATCGTATTCATATACACATGGATCCAACAATTGTAAACTACGATGGTTTGGATGTAGCACTGCTTCCGTGGTTGTGTAAAGAAAACGAAGACAAATGTATTCAGTTTATTAATACAGCAGCTGCACCTATTCTTATGGGTCACTTAGAGCTCGGTGGTTTTCAGTATATGGCAGGCGCTAATATTAAATCGCATGGTATGGATAAGAAAATGTTTAACAGATACGAAGCTGTTTATACGGGTCACTATCACACAAAGAGCACTCAAGACAATATTACATATTTTGGTACACAATATGAATTGACATGGTCTGATGCCGGAGATCCTAAACACTTTCACGTTTTAGACACAGAAACCCGTGAGGTTATACCTGTTCGTAATACCAATGTTCTATTTCAAAAGATTTTTTATGATGGCGATGATGAACCATCTATCACTAAAGAACAAATTGAAAACACATATATCAAAGTAATTGTAACAAACAAAAAAGATCTATACGCCTTTGATAAGTTTATGGAAAAGGTTTACGATTACAATCCACATGAAGTAAGGATCATAGAAAACTTTGATGAGTATAGTGGTGATAACGTTGAAGATGATGACGTTAAAGTGGACGATACGCCAACTTTACTTAATAGTTATATTGATGCTACTGAAACAAATTTAAATTCTGACATACTAAAAAAGATGATGCAAGAGCTCTTGGTTGAAGCTCAGGCACTAGATAATATATAATGATTACGTTTAAAAAACTTACTTGGAAAAATTTCTTATCAACAGGAAATAACGAAACAACAATTTATCTTGACCAAGACTCTTCTACATTAGTGGTAGGTGCAAATGGTGCTGGTAAATCTACAATGCTTGATGCTTTATCATATGGGCTGTTTGGTAAACCACACCGCAGTATTAATAAACCTCAACTCGTAAATTCCATTAATAATAAGAACTGTTTAGTCACGGTTGATTTTTCTGTTGGTAA